GATACAACTGGCGAAAATCAATTATATTCGCCACGAATCAATAAAAAAATAGTAATTCAAACTCTTTCAATTCCAATTCCAGTATACGTTAATATAGATTATAAAATTGTGATAAAGTGCGAGTATCAACAGCAAATGAATGAAATGATGGCACCATTTATTACAAGAACAGGCCAGATCAATGCTTTTAGTATAAAACGAAACGGCCACGCTTACGAAGGTTTTATTGATCAGTCCTTTACACATAATAATAATGTGTCTAATTTGCAAGAGGAGATGAGAATGTTTACTTCTGAAATCAATATAAGGGTTTTAGGTTATTTAATGGGAGAAGGCGAAAATGACGATAGGCCCATTATACGTGTTGATGAGAACATAGTTGAAGTTACGTTTCCACGTGAACATACCCCTCTTCCGGGCACAGAAGACTTTTTTGGTAGCTAAAACACTTCCTGAAGTGTCTTTGGGATTAAAAATACTATTTATCTTTGATTGCGCAAGCATAAAGTACATTAAACCAAAGAGAGGGACACATAATGTCAGTAAAAAGTTTTAAATTTGTATCTCCGGGAGTCTTTATCAATGAAATTGATAATTCCTTTATCCCCAAGAGTGCAGACGCCATTGGGCCGGTCGTAATTGGACGTTCACGCCGTGGGCTCGCGATGACCCCGGTCAAAGTAGATTCATATTCACAATTTGTAACAGAATTCGGAGACACCGTTGCGGGTTCAGGAGGTGGTGATGTTTACCGTGATGGTAACTATCAAGCTCCCATGTATGGAACTTACGCTGCTAAAGCTTTCCTTCGTTCGAATGTTGCCCCTCTGACATTCATTCGTCTTTTGGGCCAGCAAACCGACACCGGCAAATCAGTGGGAGGCGCCGCAGCCGCTGGTTGGGCAACTTCAGGAAAACCAACAACAAGCGCTGCTACAAATGGAGGTGCATTTGGTTTGTTCCTGTTCCGCTCAGGTGCAGCACAAGATATTGGAGAAGGTACCCATGCGGCAACTTTCTACCTTAATAAGGGTAAGATCTTCTTGTCCGGAAACATTGCTCAAGTTGATGGTGCCGCGGCATCTGATCTTGGTGCCCAAGGAACCGGAGTTGTTGTTGAGTCTGACACGAATGGCCTTTTTAACATTGTTGTTTCAGGTAACTTACCGCAAGAAACAATTACGTTCGGCTTTGACGACACACAAGAAACATTCCTCCGTAAGAGATTTAATACTAATCCACAAGTTGCTAGTGACAATGCGACTTCATTTTACCCCGCTACTGCGAGGAAGGACTATTGGCTTGGGGAGTCTTATGAACAAGCTCTTCGCCGCAACGGCTTACATTCTCTGACTACCACTTTTGCTGTATTATTGCCGCTTGGTGCTGAGGGTATTCTTGATAACGATTATCAGCCCGCCAATATGAAGGCGCAGGCATCTCGCGAGGCTGTCGCTGGTTGGTTTATTGGTCAGGATCAGGGATCTGCAGCCTCTTATGAGCCACAAAACGCTCAAAAACTCTTCCGCTTGGTTGGTCGTGGTCATGGTGAATGGTTGCACAAAAACACCAAAGTTTCAATTGAGAAAATTCGCCAGTCTTCAACAACCGCTGACCCATATGGTTCTTTCTCGGTTGTTATTAGGCAGCTTCATGATACCGATAACAAAGTTGTTGTTTTGGAGAGATTTGATAACTGTAGCCTAGACCCCAAGGCTCCCAGCTATATTGGTCGAAAAATTGGTACTCAATATGCTAAGTGGGACTCTACCAACAAGCTTCTTAAAACCTACGGCGATTATCCAAATAATTCTAAGTATGTTTACGTTGAGATTGACGGCGATGTTGAAGCTGGTGCAACCGATTCAACGCTTGTTCCGTTTGGCTACTATGGCCCACCGAAGCCAGCAAACGTCAGCAATGCAATTGGTTCGGGAATTGCCCAAATCACTTCAAGTTTCGTTCTTGGTTGTCGCCAGTTTGTCAACGGTGATAGAAATGGTGTGACACAAAACCCATCCGTTTTGTTGTCAGGTGCCAGCGGTCTTGGCCCAGGCGATTCGGTTGCCACTGATCAGAATGGGAATGGCTTGACCGGAAGTTTAATCTTCCCAAGTTCTTCTATCAGGGTTTCGGCTTCTGATGGCGGCCTCAGAGACCCCACAAACGCATACTTTGGATTCAGCAGTACACGCGGCCCAGATTCAACGCGACCTGATGCAAGTGTGTGCGATTTCCACAGACTTCCGTATGCTAACTACGCTGATGACCCAACTAGCGGCTTGTTCACAGTTAAAGGCATTAACTCATGGTCATATATCTTCTCGTTAGATGATATCCGAGCATCTGGTTCTGCTTACTACTACCAGTCCGGTTCGCGTAAGGCAGGATCGGCAGTTGGTAGTGCCTCCTATACTGATGTCCTTGATGCGGGTTATAATAGATTCACTGCTCCTTTCTGGGGCGGCTCTGATGGGTTTGACATCACAAGGCCAGATCCGCTTTATAACGGCTTCATGTCAGCAACTTCTAACGAAGATAATAACTATGTCTTCCACACTTACAGGCGAGCAATTGATACTGTTTCGGATCCTGAGATGATTGACATGAACTTGTTAACAGCTCCGGGCCTAACGCAAGAAACGTTAACAGAGCGCATGATTGACATTTGTGAAGAGCGCGCTGACTCAATGGCCCTCATTGACCTTAAAAACGTTTACATTCCGCCACATGAGCAGTACTACTCTGACGTATCTAGCAGAATCGGCACTAATCCTGATCAGGCTGCTCTTGGTCTCAGAGATAGAAGAATTGATTCGTCCTACGGCGCAACTTTCTATCCTTGGGTACAAACACGCGACGAGGGAACTGGACAACTTGTTTGGATTCCGCCAAGTGTCGCTATTCTCGGCGTCCTTGGAAGTTCTGAGGCGAAAACCGATGTCTGGTTTGCTCCCGCGGGCTTCAACCGCGGCGGACTTTCCGAAGGTGCAGCCGGTATTCCAATTGTTAATGTAAGTGAAAGGCTTACTTCTAAGAACCGTGACACTCTGTACGAGTACAACATTAACCCGATTGCTTCTTTCCCAAGTTCCGGTATTGTTCTGTTCGGCCAGAAGACACTTCAGGAGCGCCAGTCTGCACTTGACAGAATCAATGTGCGCCGTCTGGTTATCTATCTCAAGAAGCAAATTTCTATCCTGTCTACTCAAATTCTGTTTGAGCAAAATGTACAGGCTACTTGGAACCGCTTCAAGGGACTTGTAGAACCATTCCTTTCTAATGTTAAGACAAGATTTGGTATCACGGATTATCGTCTAATCCTTGATGAGTCAACTACGACGCCTGATCTAATTGATCAAAACATTATGTACGCTAAGATTATGATTAAACCAGCAAGAGCTATCGAATTCATTGCAATTGACTTCGTGATTCTCAACACTGGCGCATCATTTGATGATTAAAACATAGGGGGAAAATAATTCCCCCCACTATTTATTGTTATAAACAGGAGAACTCAAACAATGCCATTTTGGTCAACAAACTTCGGAGAGGACGTAACCCTCAAAGATCCAAAAAGAAATTTCAGATTTACAGTAGAATTCCAAGGAATTCAAGCTGAGCAAGGGGGTGCTATCGCATGGTACGCCAAGACGGCAGCAAAGCCAAGCTTTACTGTTGAGAACGTAGAGCACGCATATTTGAACCACAAGTTCTACTATCCGGGTGCTGTCACATGGAATACCGTCACAGTTGAGATGGTGGACCCTGT